ATATTTGTAATTTGTTCCATCAAAATATGCGTTTGAAGCCACAGCAATAAAAGTGCCGCTAGTATTGGTAACTATGCCACTATTGTTTATTTGTAACGCTTTATAACCACTTCCCCAAGCACTCGGAGTAACTCCCAAGCCTAGATTGCCTGACGAATTCAGAACAAACGCAGGTGTTGAATATGTTGAACCACCTGTTGCTGTAGATGGTGTAATGGTGAAGGAATTACCAACTTGGTCATTTGCACCGATTGCCCAGTTATATTGGGTTGTGCTGATATTGAACTGCAAACCACCGCTGTAGTTCCCTGCCAAACTTCCAACATAAACGTATGGTGCTGAAGCAGTAGAGCCAAATCTAACTGCCCCTGTTACATCCAACTTATAAGTAGGACTACTTGTACCAATACCCAACCCTGTTGAGGTGAGGCGCATTTGTTCGGAGCCGCCAACAGCCCAAAATTGAGTGCCATCGTTTAGTGCAGAGTAAACCGCACGATATGTCGTTCCTGTTTGTGTAGTTGATTGCTGAATTGCAAAATCGCCAAAGACGTTCTGGTCGTTAATTAAGCGCCATGTACGGCTGTCAACATTAGATGCGTAATTTAATTTGTAAGAACCACCACCTGCAATACCTGTTGAAAATCCAGCACTACTTAGCAAAGTAGTCCCATCAAAAGTAAGCGCACTACCAGTAGCCAATGCACTAGAACTAGATGCGTAAACCACACCGCCTGATGTGAATGATGTTAGCCCTGTGCCACCGCTTGTTGTTGGCAATGCCGTACCCGACAAGGTAAATGCCAATGTGCCGCTTGTTGTAATGGGTGAACCCGCAATGGACAAAAATGATGGAACACTTGCCGCAACGCTGGTCACCGTACCACCACCGTCTGCCACCCACTCAAGGGCTGTTGCGCCTGAGTTAAGTCTCAAGCCTTTGCTGCCGTTGCCAGTGTAAGAAGGCAACAAGTTCTCAATGGCCGAGGCCGCTGTGGAAGCATTTGTACCGCCATTGGCAATGGCCAAAGTGCCAGAAAATGTATTGCTTGAAAAAGCAATTGTTTTATTGGTCAGTGTGTCTGTTGTGTCACGACCAACAAGGGTAGTTGTTGCGTCTGGCAACGTAACCACACGGCCTGCGGTGGATACCGCATCAAGCAAAGTAACTGCACTGGCAGCAGAACTTGAACTTCTAAAGCGAATGCCTTTGTTAAAGTCTGTGCCGTCGCTGATAGTGACTAAACCTGTGCCTTTGGGCTGGATGTGCAAGCCAATGTTGGCACTTGAGCCGTCAGCATAAAAATGAAGCGGAACACCGACACCAATGCCGTTTTTAACAACCAAATAATCAACAGCAGACGTTGTAGGCGACAGGCCAAGAATCTGTGCGTTGTTGGTGTCGTTGATCTGATTTAAGATTGGCGCTGTGATTGTTGGCGACGTAGCAAACACAGCAGAGCCAGCGCCAGTCTCATCGGTCAAAGCCGTGCGCAGTTGGGCAGATGTAAACGAACCCAAACTTGTAGCATTACCGACTGAAGTCACAGCGCCAGTTAAGTTGGCGTTGGTAATGGCCGAGCCTGCGGTCAAACCGACTGCTGTGCCCGTTGCGTTTGTTGCGACTAGAAATGTGGGTGTACCCAAATCAGGCGCTACCAAAACAGGAGCATTGGCAAACACCAGTGAGCCTGTGCCCGTCTCGTCTGTCACTGCTGTGCGCAAGTTGGCAGATGAGGGTGTGCCCAAGAATGTGGCGATGCCCGCACCTAAACCAGCTACGCCAGAGGCGATTGGCAAGCCAGTGGCATTGATCAAGTCAGCTTGGCCAACAGTGCCCAATGTGGGGTTGGTCATTACGGGGCTTGTGAACAAACCCGTGACAGTGACTTGTTTGGTTGTTGTGCCTTGGACTAACGGTATATCCTCCGTCCCCGTCAAGGGCGTTGTGGCCAAAGGGAGTTGGGTGATTTTGACGTTAGCCATTATTTTTACTCGTAAGAAATGGTTGCAGAGACAGTGCCGCTGATCACAACGTAGATGCCTTTATTGGTGTACAAACCATTGAAAAAGTTGTGCATGGTATTGCCAGTGGGCGTAAACGTTGCCAAAACCACGGGGTCAGACGCGCTAGAAGCAGATGAGTCATAGACCGTGATGGTGGGCGTGCTAGAAGCGCTGCTCACAAAGATACCGTTGAGTTTGCCAGCGTCGCGTTTGATTTGCGTGGTGGCTGTGATGGCGGTGTAGTTAGACATGGTGGTTCCTTATGCTAAGAATTTGAGTTTGTACAGAGTGGTTAAGTACAACTCAACGATATTGTCAATTAACTGTTGCAAAGACGAGTCTGTCTTCGGTACGACATCATATCTTGCGGCTTCTATGTCAGCAAGTTGGCCTTCCAAAAACTCAATGATGTTTTTTGTCGGCTTGGCCGAACTTAACGTGATTGGCCCCATCAAACCGTGCCGGCCTTGATAGGCTTCCGCAAACGCGTCAGCCAAGTCAATGATCTCGTCATAGAACGTACCAAAAGCCATGTGCTTGCTAAAACTGCGCGTGTTCAGGTGAACACTGTGCGCTACGTCGCGAGCCAGAAACAACTGACCTACAAAATCTGCGGCTTTCATTGTGGCATTCCTTGTGGGGGCATCATTTGTTCAGGGGGCATCATTTGCTCTTCTTCAGCCTCGCGCACGCTTGGCATCATCATAGTCTGTGACTCCATGGCCGCAGCAACCACACCCATGGCAATGTCTTGGATCTGTTCTTCAGTCATGCCAGCTTGGACTGCTGAAATACGCTTGGTTTCTGCGTCGTATGCCTTGATCTGAGCCTCAAACTCTTTGCGCTCCATGTCTTGCATCTCAATGGACTTGCCAACATTCTGGATCATCTGGTGCATCTGCTCCATCTCTTGCCCCATGGCTTGAATCTGCATCTGCGCTGCCTGCAATGCTGGGCTTTCGTCACTGTCTTCCAAGAACTTAGGATCAATGGTCTTTTGGAATCGCTTGGCCATTTCTTGTGCGCCAGGCCAGTCCATGTTCTTGACAAACAAGTCACCCGCCACAGACCACAGTTGAGGATTGCCTTGAAGCAGTTGAGCCATGGCCTCCAATGCTTCCTGACGTTTGGTTGCGTAGCCTGGGCCTGTCGTGGCCACCACGTCGTACTTTCCGACGCCAGGGTTATAAATCTTCTCAATCACAATACCCTGCTCGTCCACAATCTTTTTGACGGGTTCAGGTTGTTCAGGATTGATCTTGACCATTTTCGTTTCGCCGTCTTCACCAATGATTCGGGCAATACGTTGTGTGTCGTAAATCTTAGGGATTAGGTCAACAAGTTGACGTGCAACGTGTCTTACAGCACGGGTCAGGTTGTCTCCGTAATGGTAAGTTCCTACGTCACCTTCACGTTGGCGGGCAAGAATTGCTCTGCCAGAACGCTCGTTAGAACCCATTCCAAGTGAGGCGTTATATTGGCCTGTCGTGGATTTAATGTCTTCAGACGCGCCAGCTTTGGCCTGTAATAGACCACTTGAAGCCATTGGCGGTTGCGCCCTCTGGGGTAAAGGCAGAACTGCACCTTGTCCATCAGTCACATCAGGATTGACTTCAAGATACGGCCAATTATTCGTGTTTGCCGTTTTCCACTTATCCTCATAACCCTCAAACTGACCACCATAACCAATGAATGGTGCTTTGGGGGCTAAAGCCAGCATCTCAGCTTCTTGGCTTACCCAATAGTTGTACATTCTTTGAGCATCTTTGGCGTTTCTAACCAATCCTGATACATACAAACGGCCATCTACCTCAAATTCATTGCCAACTACGCGAATGACGGGAATCCATTTGCCTGCCCAATCGTTTTGTTCAAGAATTTCGTACCCGTTAATCTTGCAATACTTGACTTTAGGGTTAATTGACTCGCGTGTGCGTTTGGGTTCACCGTAAAACGCTCTGAGTTGTTTGTCTTCGGGGGTGTTTTGGAATGCCGTCTGCCCGCCAGGGTACATGTTCAGCTTGGCTTTTTCGTAGTCAATGTAGTAATAACTTGCAATGCGAACAGTGTCTTCATTTAACCAATTACTGATTGACTGATCGCCTACACCCAAAGATTGAAGCGTTGAAATAGGCGCAGCGTCTGGATATTGACGCTCGTACTCAGCTTTGGTCAGGTCTTCAGTGATAAAGCAATATTTAGCATCCGCACCCGTTGGGTCTTGAATCAAAGGATCCATGTACACCGAAAACGAGTTACGGATACGGCCAATCTTGATGTCTTGATCAAACGTGTTGGGGTCGCAATACTCAGTCATTAGCGTGATGTAACCTTCGCCGTAGGCGACTTGGTTCTCGCACGCTGTGTCGTACGCCACGTCTGCGTCTGACATGTATTCGATGTGACGAATCATGCCGTTGAAAATCTCAGCCACTTGCACGTCGGCGTCGTCGTCCACTGGAATGACTTTAGCGCCTGGCCTATTCTGACGCATGTCATTCGTCACCTGACGAACGTGTTGCGGCAGTTTGTTGATCGTTAGAGTCGGACGGGCGTTGATCGTTTGACCCTGAACCGCACCACGTGTGGCCAATACGTCAGCAGGCCATTGCCAATGGTTATCTGGTGATCCTGCGTAGAAGCGCAAGTCGTCGATTTCGTCTTCCCGTGACTCGGCCAGTGCTGATACAGCCATGTCTAGACGTGCGCGGGCAACGGTCAGTATGTCAGAGTCACTCTTTGGGGGTTTGCCGCCAGCTGCTACGTTCGCAGCGGCAACCATGCCTGTTGGGTCTGCCATGTTATTTCTTCTTTGCTTTTGAGGCTTCGCGCTTGACCGAATAAGCTATTGCCACCGCCTGTTTGACGGGCTTGCCAGCTTTAACTTCAGCTTTGACGTTCTTGCGAAAGGCTTCGGGTGATTTAGATTTGACCAACGGCATGATTATTTCTTCTTTGCCGTTTTAGCAGCGTCTTTAAAATCTTTGGCAGTAGGGGCGTTTTTGCTGCCAGGCTTGTTCATCTTCTCTTTAGAACCAGCTGCGATACGAGCCTGTTTTGCGTGAATATTGGCATAAAGCCCAGGTTTTGTAGCCATGATTAACACTTCCATCGTTTAAGAGCAGCTTTAGCGCGTTCGCCGTCTTTGGCGTTGGCCGCTACTGCGCCCATTCTTGCACAAAATGAATCTTTACGCCCCTGATCTGCTTTTGTCTTGGGATTGGGCGCTGGCGCCTTGAGATTGGAGCCAGTGGCTGCGTTGTACTTAGCGCGGCCCTTTTCGGTCAAGCCGGCGCCCTTGCTGACGGGCAGTTTTTCGCCTCGGCCAACAGATAACGACACGGTCTTTTTTGTAGCCATTTATGACCCCATCCAAGATGTTGCAACAGCGCCTCGGTCTTGAACCAAGATGCGTGAATTTTTGGCATTGTACTCTCTGTGTGCCACAGGGAAAGCAAAAGTTACGCATATTGCATCCGCAGCATCGGGAGAGGCCAAGCCTCTTGCTTTCATGTCCTTCTTTGACTCCAAAAAGATCGTGCCTTTTGAATCTGGCTTGATCATAGGCGAAATTAAATCAGTTTTCAAGAACCTATCTTTTGGAATGCTTGCACTTCTCAACCAATCCTTCATTTTCCCCCACATTTCGGCCCTTTTATTGCCATACATGATCGGATTTGCCGATTTATTGCCAAAGTTGACACCTTTGATTTTGTACCTTTGCTCTTTCAATCTGTCAACAATGCCAGCACCTAGCCCACCTTCATCAATGACTACTAATGTGGGTTTAAATTCTTCAATGGCCTCAATCACATGGCCAACAACGGTCATGGTGTCATCGCCTCGGTGTCTGTCAATCCTGACAATGTCCCTGCCCTGACGTATCGCAATGACAGTCGCATCAGCCCCGAATCGTGCAGGATCGACACCGATGATGATTGGGGCGCTCTGATCCTTATATTTCGGCCTGTTCATGGCCTCATCGACGATATTCGCAGGAATAAACTGGTCATCACCTTCTGAGGGAAACATGCCATAAACCTCAACATGAGCCTGTGCTGAGTCTTGGCCGTACTCATCGATAATGCTTTGATAAACCTGTTTGTCAGTGCCCTCAACCGTTCTGGCGTCGACTACTTTGTTTTTCCAGAAGTCACGTTTAGAGTTAAAACACTCATAAAAGTAACCCGTATTACGTCGAGGATTGGAGAAAGCCAACCACAGGCGGTTAGGGGTGTTCTCAGTAAAGAAACCAGCCGTCACTGCCCAGATTGAGTCATCGATACCAGACGCCTCGTCAAAGATCACCATCACACCGTCGTAGTTGTGGACACCCGCATAAGCATCGGGGTTTTCGGCTGACCAGAGTCTTCCCTCAACTGCCCAATAGCGAGTACCCTTTTTAAGGTCTTTTTCAACCAGTTCAGTTAACCAAGCAGCAGGGGTGATCTTTGTGGCTGCCACCTCAAACCAGTGACTGTTGATGCTCATGGCCAACCACTTCGTAATCTCAGCCCAAGTAACCGCCCTTAACTGAGCCTCAGAGTTAGCCGAAATAACAGTGGTAGACCCTATTCGGGTGGTCAACATCCAAATGGTTAGCCAAGACACAAGGGCCGATTTACCAATCCCTCGCCCAGAAGAGACAACATGGCGCAAAGTCTCAAAATCAATCAAACCCTTCTGTCGCTTAATGTGAGCAGCAACCTCTCTCAAGACTTCTCTTTGCCACTTACGAGGGCCTTTAAAGTGCTGCAGAGGGGTGTTCTCTTGCCCCCAAGGGAATGCAAACAAGACAAAGGCTTCGGGATCGTCGGCTATTGCCGGCGTCCATAGCGTGGCCATCAGTTCCTGCTCGTCTTCAGGCTTGTAGATCGTGGTTTGCATTTATGGATTGTCTTGTGGTTGCTGTAACAATGCGTTGGCCGGTGGTGACTGCAACAATGCGTTAGGCAGCCTGCTCTCACTCATGCCAAGCGCAGTGCCACCGGCAGCTGCACCGCCGTAGTACAACTCACGCCAATCAGAAGGCGCCATCACAGGGTTTGTTGCCTGCGTGTAGCCTGCCTTTTTGTGCGCCGTCAAGGCGTCTTGCATCTCTGTCCATGACTGCCTTGGCAGCAATCTGTAATCTGGGTGCGCAAACTCATGCGGCTCCAAGCGCTGGCGGTACACATCCCACTTGCGCCACTGCTCTGGAAACAACTCAATCGTCGGGTTCGGGCCACGGGACTCATCCACATAATCCACCACTCGTTTGTAAAACGGGTTGAAGTCTTGCAACTGCTTTGGCTCATAAGCCAGCTTGTTTGGCGTGGCCACATCAGGAATGGCATTTAACTCACCAGACTTTGTGCGGTACATCTTGGACAGCGAAGAGCCACCAATCACATCAATGGCAGCCTTCTCAACATCCTTAACGGGCTTACCCAAAATCGACTCAGTAGTCGGGTCTGTCTTCAACTTGCCGGCCATGCGCTCTCTAAAAGATGCCCCAACAATCGGATCATCCAGCATGCGCTCATAAGAGTTTCTGATCATGTGCAAGTCAACCGCTGACGTGTTGGCCTTCTCCAAATTCAACCACGGCGTGCCAAGTGATGCGGTCTTCGGCCCCAAGCCTGGCACTTGATTCATCACCCTCATGGTCACATCGCGCATAGTCTCGCCTGGCGCCATCTGGAACATCTCAGGCTTTTGCAAAATTAACTTGGCCAACATAGCCTGATTGCCCAAATCAGCTGTGCCTAGCACTCCCATGCCGCCTCGACTTGCAGCCTGCACACCCGTCTGAAGCTGCGCAGTTTTGGACAAGCCAGGCTCACCAACCCTGCCAGCCAGCGCCTGCAACTCATCCATGTTCACCAACCTCATGCGCTGCGCCAAAAACTCATTAGGCGTCAACGGCGCATTCGGCGACAACAACGCAAAATTGAGCCTATTAAACATGTCCACCTGATCAGGGTTTTGCACCTCATGCGTCCTAATCAACTTCTGCATCAACGCATCATGCGTCTTCTTAGGCAAAGACGCCGGATCAATGTTGTTCGCCTTCATCCAAAACATGTCAGGCACAGTAAACGTGCCCTCAAGGCCGCCAGGTATCTTGACCTCGCGCTTAGATGTCAAGTCAGACACCCCAAGCGACTGCGGCTCAGTTAACGTCATCTTCACACCATGCTTTTCACCCCAAGCCTTCCACTCAGCCTCACTGGCCTTTGGCCCAGGCGTGGTGGCCGGCTCCGCACGCATGCGCCCCCTTGTCTGCACCGCATCATCAATCACCGACTTTGGCACAACGCCAGAAATCTTAAACGCAGGGTTTTGCAACAATGACTTAGCTATGTCCTCTTCCCCGCCCACAGCTGCCTTTAATTGCGCCAGGCTTCGCGGCACTCCCGTGCCCTCTTGCTTGGCCGCCAAAGCCAAAAACGCCTGATCGCGCTCTTGCCCTTTTAATGCCTGAAATTCTTTAGAGTTAAACAAACGCTTTTGCGCGTTGGTCATATTGCTCACATCTTTAATGCTTGCGCCAACCGGCATACCTTTAGTCAAGGGCGCCAAAAAAGGCGCCATCTGGGCTGCAATGCTCATGCCATACGCAGGGTTGGCCACATCACGAATGCCCTGATAGTCAGGGTGCAACACACTAAAACCCATCTCATCGGGCCGTGTCCCCAAGAATGCCTGCGCTGCCGCATACGTCCTCGGATCGGGCATCGTGTTAACGTCCCTCGCTTGCGCCAGTTGCCTGGCCATCTGGCCTTGGCGCTGGATGTTAGGGTTGCCAAAAAACGGTGCTGTCAGCGCGTTCTGGCTTGGTTGGGCAAGGGCGTTGTATTTGGGCATGCGCAGATGGTAAATGATTTTTTAAAAAAATAAAATAAAAATGTTCGCGGGGTCACCGTTCCTGCGGCCCTTTCGCGCCGGCCCTACCCCCTCCCCTCGGCCATCGGTGGCAGGCCATGGGCGCTTGTCCACAGGCAGTTATGCACACTTGTCCACAGTTGCTTGTTGATAACTTTATTTGTAATGCTTTAGCTATCTTAAATCTGTGCATAACTTGACGTCAACTTAACATAATGGACACTGTATAAAGTAGAAACGTATTTTCTGCTTTCCGAGCCTTCTTTTCGTTGCGTTTGCGCAACGTGTCGGCGCGCGTGCGTAGTTCACAAAAATCTATGCGGAAAGCGCATAACCTTGCTACTTATGATTCCTTAACCGCAACATCAACCACGTTGCTATCATCATTTAACACACGCTGCTTTGCTTCTTTGAGCGCATCCATGACGCTAATCCGGTTGTCAGTAACCGCAACATCAATGCGATCACCATAGACTTTAGGTTTCAGCTTGCTTGCAACCCACTTGCGTGCATCCACTTGCATACGCTTCTGTTGTACCCAAGCGCTTGCTAAAGGGCCTTCTAAGCCTTCTGGCATCTGTTCGTCAGCCAACTCTAGGATCTCTTCAGCCAAGCGGTCTGCACGGCTTTCAATGGCCTTCTCGTACATTGTGCGGAACTCAGGGTTGTTTTTAACCATGAGCATGACGGCATGGTATGACGGCATTCCTTCTGCCTTAATTGCTGTACTTAAACTTTTGCCAAGCGACATCTGCTCACAGATGGTCTGCCAGCACGGGTTATCTATGCCAAACACAACTGGTCTACCGCCAGGGTGCTTTTGCACCGCCAAGTTATCAGTCACTTGTAAACTCCTAAAAAAGCGAGGTACTCACACCAAGCGGTGCTTTCCCCCAAACGTGCAGCAATGGCAACTGCGCACACCATTATCCTATCACCTCAATCTCAACCTTGTAAACCTTCGAGCCACCAGACCTTTGACAATACTGCCAGTCCACCAAACTACTGCCATCATCAACGCCAAGCCAGTCAGCCACGCCATCCCTGACTGCTTTAAACCCAGACTGTAGGTTATCCCCATCCAACTGCCTTGGAGCCACCCTAGTCAACACCACGGTGACCGGCAACACTTCCACACCAAAAGACTGCGCAACAGCTGCCAGTGCATTCCTAGTCTTTTGGCGCTGACTTTTAACCAGCCTGGCTTTTGCCGCCCAATGCAAACGCATGTTGGCCACTGACACAATTTTCATATCCATCTCAACTTCAATCATGCCCAACTCCCGCCCAACTTTCCAACTTCCCAAAACCACCCCAAAACCCGCCGGCGTGTACCGAAACCCTTTTTGTACCGAACCTGAACGTATCTGTAGATACGTTCGGTACGTTTCGGTACACCAGAGGGGGTTTGCATCGGTACAAATCGGTACAAATCGGTACATATCGGTACATGGATCGGTACATCAAGCCACTGTACGTTCTGTACCGATTTCGGTACATTTCGGTACAGTTCGGTACATCTCAGAATTCTCCAAAACCATGGATTTCTTAATCAACGCTTCCAAAGTTTCTTTAAACCTTCTGGCATTTAAACCATGGCTTTTGGCAGAATCTCGCCACTCATCGTAATCCACCATGGCAGCAAAACCCTCAATTCCATCTGCCATTCTTTTGGCCTCAATGGCCACCAAACAGTTCAAAGCTATGCGCTGGTTGCCTGACAGAATGGTTCTCTTTTGGATATTCCCCATCAACCCACTGATGTCCACTGCCGTTAGGTATGCCCCCTTGACTGGCAGACCATGCTTGTCTTGAATGGGTAGATCAACCTGTGTGATCTGAAAATTCTTGGGTGCAGGCATCTCTGCATCCTTCATCTTTTTGGATTCAAACGCTATGGTTTTGGTTCCCGCATCCAGTTGGCAGCGGTACTCAGCATCCAGCGCGCCCTTCAATGCCGTCGATCCACGACTACGATCCTTATCTGCCACGCCTGAGTGATGCACTACCAGCACGCAGCACTTCCATGGTTGGCGCAAGTAAGTATCAAGGTGCTGAATGAACGCATTCATATCCTGTGTGCTGTTCTCATCCCCGCCATGGTTACGCGCTAGGGTGTCAATGATGATCATGCTTGGCACAGTGCCTGCCTGCTGTGACAACTCTTTGATGGCTTCTGCAACAACCGCCGCCTCTGTCGCGTCATACAGCTGCGCCGCCCTATGGCTCTTGTACAACGGCGCCCCATCAAGGGTCTGGCCGTTGCCTAGTTGCCACGCCTTAAACCGCCTGGCAAGGCCGTTGTGGCCTTCGCCGGCAATGTAAAACACAGAACCCTGCTTGACCTCATGGCCATGCCATGGCCGTCCAGTGGCCACGCAGCAGGCCAAGTCGATGGACACAAAACTCTTACCGCCACCTGGATCACCGAACACTTGTGCCAGGCTATCACTCTCAATGTAGTCATCTACGATCCAGTTAATCTGGCTAAGTTCCAAGCTATCAATTCTGGAGAACTCAAACGCCAGTTTGTCCCGCATTGGGCCAGCCACGCGCTCAATCTGCTCTTTGACCGCATCCAGACCTTGCAGGCAGTGCAGGTCATTGAAGTCTGTTGGCTTGTTGTCCACCATGTCAGACTCTCCAAATGATGGGTAAACAATCTCACCAAACACCAGAGCCGCCGCAGCCCTGCCCTTCGCAACGCCAGGGTTGCCCTCAGTGAACTGGTCATTGTCTGCGCCAATGATGATCTTGCTACCTGGGAACATCTCCTTGGCGCTCTTGGCCACCTTGGCTAAATTGCCACAGTCAAACGCCACCAGCACGGTGTAGTCTGTCGCCTCATGGATCGATGCGCATGTGGCAAACCCCTCACCAATAAACACAATCTTGCGATTGCCACGCAACTCGTAGAATCCACCCTCAATCTTGCCGCCTTTTAGGAACCGCTTGTTGCCATCTGCGTCAATGGTTTGGTACGAAAGAATCTCACCACCTTGGTTGATCACAGGCACAACCAGTCTGCCTGCACGATCAATCTTGATACCATGGGCGCCAATGTGTTTGCGAACAAGGTATGGATGGTCATCAGACGCATCTGCATACGTCCCAACCTCATCCTCTGCACGCTCGGCAGCCACCGCCTGCGAAGCCAGCCTGTCAGCCTCTTTCTTGGCCTTGACATCTGCTATCCACTTATCATGCTCAAAGCGCTCAGTGAACGACATTTGCCGGCCAGTATCTGCCACCCATTTACTCTCAAACACTGGCTCTTTCCAACACCCTGCAATGCCTACAGGCACTTTGCCACTGGTGTGCAAGATGTACCAACCATCCAATGCACCCTTCTTAGAAGAGATGTGAGCCACCCTGTGAATCTCACCATCTGCAATGATCTGGTCTTTAATCACAAGGCCCGCAGCCTCACAGTGCTTCCTGAACCCCTCTTCAGGGTTGATCAGGTCTTGGCTCTCTGTGGCTGCCGCGAAGCCGTTGGGGAAAATAGAAGTTAAATTGCTCATGCCTTGGCCTCCACCAGTTCTGGCCAAATAGACTGCCAACTGCCCTGGCACACCATCTTGCGAGTCAGCCGCCCTTCGCTCTGCTGCTCCACTCTGACAGCCTCCCATGCAGACATCTCCCTGCGCCCTGTCAGGCACTGGTAGAGATA